CAGACATTAATTATCCTTTAATAACCATCCTTGAGTAGCATCCACATAAACTAATGTAAAGGCAGCTCTTTCTATGGATACTGTTAAATCAGATGCAGCTCCTTGAATGTTATGTGAATTTCTTCCAACTGTTAAATTAGCTGAATCAAATGTTCCTGCATAATCAACAAAAGCAATTTCATCTCCTAATGTTGCAGAAACTGGAAGAGTAACAGTAAAAGCCCCACCTGCTGTATTACAAAAATATCCTTGATTTACTGCTGCATTTGCAGGATCGGCTGTAATAACAGTTTGCCAAGTAACGCCTCCTGTAACATTTGCAAAAGTAAGAGCTTTACTTCCATCAGTTGTTAATGCTTGTCCCGCTGATCCATCAGCATCAGGAAGAGTAAAATAATTTGATGAAGCTTGATTACCAATTCCTAAAACATTAATATTACCTAAATCTTTTCCAACATCAACCATCGTTGATCCATCAGAATAAACAATAGCTTTAGTTCCTTGATCAATTGCTACTCCAGTTCCTGTAGTAGGACCAAATGTTAAAGTATATGATCCTGTAGTATTATTGTAAACTGTAAATGAGTTTTCAACGTCACCAGAAAATACATTAATATTTCCAGTTAAAGCTCCAAAAAATTCTATTGTACGATTATGTACTTGATCGTCTGTTGTTGAGTCATCTGTATTAGTTGTAGCATTATTTGATGTTAAAGTAACATTTGCACTTCCTGCAACATTAACATTAGCCCAACCATCTATTCCTGCGTCTAATCTATTAAATGTGTAATTAACTAAATCGCCCCACGTACCTGAATTTTCACCTGAAGCTTGTCTCTCTAGTTTTAATCTTGATGTATAACTTGATGGCATAATTTAATCCTTATATAATAATTTTGTTCTATTGAACAGTGGTAATATCAGTCCATATATCTGCAGCTCCTGTATCTATTTTACCCCATGGAACAATAGTTTGTACAGTAATTTCTAAACTCATTCCCGTAATTAGTATATTGTTTTCTGTGGAAATGTCTACATTATTTAATGCTGAAACTCCACTTACTCCAGTTGTTACCACTCCATGTCCCTCTGCTATAGTAACATTGGCTAAACTACCAGTTAAAGCTTGACCTGTAATAGAGATATTCTGTCCACTTGATATGGAGATAGTACCTAAACCAGAAGTTAAAGCTTCACCCGTAATAGTAACATGAGCAGCTGATCCTGTAGTAACAGTTCCAAGGGCTGTATTTGCTTGTGAACCTGTAACTGCAAAATATGCTCCTCCCGTAATCGTAACATTAGATATATTACCAGTTAAAGCTTGACCTGTTATATCGATAATATTCTGACTGGTTGTAGTAACATTACCTAAATTAAGAGTAAGGTCCTCACCAGTAATAACTATACCAGCGCCTGCACCTACTGTTATACTACCTAAATTAGATATTAATTCTTCACCTGTGATTGAAAAAATACTTCCTGTTCCTGTAATAACAGTCCCAATATAAGTATTCCACTCTCCAGTATTCCAAGTATCTCTACCCCAACCAACACCCCAATTAAGATCAGATGCAGCTGATACACCAGTTTGAGATATTATTGATCCAGTTCCCTCAAGAATTGAAACATTTGATACAGAAGTAGTAAGAAGTCCTGCGCTTGTGACTGGAACAGCTCCTTGAAAAGTATTCCATGGACCTTGACTCCATTCACTTCTACCCCAACCTTTATTTAATTCTCCAGTAGCAGTAGCAGTTCCTAAAGATGATGTAAGTGCATTTCCAGTGATTATAGCACCAGAAACAGAATTATTCCATGTACCTAAATTCCACTGTCCTTGTCCATATGTACTCGCCATAAGGAGTTACCTCCCTATGTTATACGGATCAGTGCAGTAGAAGCATTGGCATTTGGAAACTGAATCTCGAATGTACCGTTTGTTGATGTTTTAACACTTCCGAAATCTAGAACAGCAATAGCTGCATTAGAAAAGGAATTATTATAAATCACTGCAGCTTGAGCTGAGATTGTTGCATTAGCCCATGAAACATTATCAGCATCAAAAATAGCAGTACTTCCATCAAGCGTAACAGCCATACCTGTCATCGCTGCTCCACCTGCTGTGTAGTTAGTTCCAGTAACTTCATTCGCAGTCGCGTATGCAGTAGTAGAAGCATTCAATGTTGCTGTGTTATCAAAGAGAGCTACCTTTAAAGTGTTAGCTTCCAGATTAGCAGTGGTATCCATCAAGTCTTCTTTAAAACTATTAGCAAGTGCTTGTACGATCGCCATTTTATTGTCCTCCTGTTAAAGTATTTTCACCAAGAGGACTGCCAGGAAAAGTATAATCAGTTCTTCTTCTTCTTCGAGCTTGATTGTTAATCGTAGCAACCGCTTCGGTGTATTTTTTGTTGTATATTGTATAGTCTTCTATGTTCTTTGTAAAGAGATTTGCTTCAGAAAGACAACCAAAAAGTAAACCATATGGAGCGTTATTCGAATACCAATTAGTTGTTACATTAGAAGATAAACCAGCGATATTAGAAGTATATCCTAATTGACACGTATATCCGCTATCAGGCGTAGGTGCTATTAATAGAACATCATCTGTAAAATTGGCAAAATATTTAGGGACTCCTGTAATTGAAACATTAGGCCAGTATTCTTGTAAGTATTCTGTAGGTTTAATCTGTAAAAAACTTTTCTCATTATTAACTATTATATTTAAATAATTAATTAATTTAGTACTTGTAGGAATACTTAAATATGGATCGTTAGCAGTAAAGGCAGAAGCTTGTTGAGATTCAAAGCCTATAGGATCAACTTCTCTCGATAATCTAAATTCTGTTGCTGCTATAAAATTTGGAATCTGCGCGACAAAATCAGTTCCTGTATTCTCCATCCAAGTTTGAATATCACTTGTTAGACTTGTGTATGTCATCGCCATTTTTCTTTTCCTTTTCTTTTTTTAATGTATGTTCTTTTAATTTATGTTTATCTTTTTCTGCCACATTAAATTTTGACCAAACATTTCCTCTAAATCCATATGTTCCATAATGAGATAGTGGACTCATTAAATCAGCATAAATTTTTCCTTTAACTTTTTGCCAAAGTCTACAAAAAGCATAATCTTCACTTAAATATCTATTACTTTTTTCATCAATAATACAGTCAAAAAATGCATAGCAATTCTTTGATTTAAAAGGTTGACCATTAATAATTTGATCAGTAGTATATTTAAGATAGGGAAAAGCTTTCTTTAACTTAAAAAAGACTTCTTTTTTAATCAACATAAAGCCAGTAGCTGAATCCAGGACTTCGACGAAGCCTTTATCCATTTGAATATTTTTAGGATTAACGAAATTGATATTATAACCTAGGGATTTTTGCTCTAACATTTCAAAATCTCCTTTCTTACACATTGCTTCGATACCTTTCCAGTCTATACTTTTTCGAGGATATACACCTGTAACTATATCTTTATCATACTCAATCATTCTTTTAACACCTTCTGCTGTAAAACTTATATCAGCATCGATAAACATTAAATGAGTATGTTCTTCTGGTTCTTTTTCACATAAATCTAAAAATTGAGCAACGAGAGTATTTCTCGCCCGAGTAATTAGACTTTCGTTTCCCATTGTATTTATATATAGCTTCCAATTTTTTTGTTGAGCGAAAAGGGCTGATAGTTTTAATACTCCATGAAAATAACCTTCGCATAATAAACCTCCATATGCGGGAGTAGATACCGTAACACCAATTTTTTTATGTTTGGGAATATCTTTAGATTCACTATCACTCATGTGATAACGATAGTAACACTTCCTAGACTAGATGTTAACAAATTTGTGCTTGGTTGAGCAAGACCTAAATATGGTGATGGAATAGTAGGTGGAAAAATAGGTTCAAGCTGATCAGGAACTCCTCCCGTTTGAGATAAGTTCGCTTGAGGTCTAGCATTTTTTAAAGCTACAGCATCTGTAAAATATGTTAAAGATAATTGAGGTTGTTTAGCTTCCCACTCTGAGTCATGGACAAAGGATCCAGTCCATTCAAATCTCATTTCATTATAAGGAAAAGCTAATCCACTTCGATCAGAGATCGCCAGTCCAAATTGTCCAGGAGCCCACTTCTGAAAAGGGGCTCTTTTAGGTCTCTTTCCTTGTCCTGGTAAATTAGACATAATATTTAACCCAACCCGTTATAATATGAAGTCGATGGAATAATCCTAGTTGAAGGACTATCATCACCAGCTATTAGTCTTTCAAAAGCTGCTTCATAATCTAATTTTAATTCTGCACGCCTATTAATATCAATATTAGGTCTTTTTTGAGATAAAAAGAAAGTTAGTCCCGAGCACATACATTCAATCGCACGCGAGGGAACATCTGTATTTTGTTCTACTCCATCAACAGTACTTGCTGTAACGTCCATAATTCTTCGAATCCTCCAGTAATTTACAACATCTGAAGAATCATCTGGAGCTGGATATAAATAAATCTTAGGTGTTGATGTTCTCTGAAGATAGAACTGAGTAGGTCTTGACTCTGTCGCTTTATTCTGAATCGCTGAATAATCACCGAGTCCTAATCTTGACATCGCATAATATA